ATAGTGTGGTCATGCAGGTTGTTGGCGCCATCATCGCAATGGCGTCACTTTCGATTGCTTTCACGCGTCGCACAATCGGAAAAACCTACACCGTTGCCGAGGCGCGCAAGCGGCTAGACGAGATCGAGGGGGCAGCATGAGCTACGCACTAAAAAAAGACGGCGCGACCATCAAGGAGTTTCCGACGAAGGACCAGTGCGCGGTGGAGGTTTTTGAGCGCAGACTGGCGGTTCGCACCAGCATCAGAGCCAGCCTTGTTGCCGGCTCGGAGTTCGTCCAAGTGATCGAGGCCGCGCCACAGCCAACGCTCGCCGACTTGGTAGGGTCGGGCGTGGGTTTATGTCGCCAGCCCGTATACCCATTACCCATATGGGCATGAGGCGGCAGCCCAAGACGCTGGCCGCGTGACTGCGGCGCTGATGCGAATGGGCATCTGCGCCTATAGCCCGATCGTTCACAGCCATGCCGTCGCGCACATCGGCGGGTTGGACAAGGTGGACGGCGAGTTCTGGCAGCGCATGGATGCGCCGATGGTAGAGGCGGCAGATGCCTGCATTGTCGTCAAGATGCCAGGCTGGGACGTCAGCAAGGGCGTTACGCACGAGATTGCAGAGTTCACGGCGGCTGGCAAGCCGATTGTCTATTTGGATGATGGGGAGGTGGGGTGATGGGTGTACTTAATGATTTGGCGCGCGAGTGCCATGCATCCAATCAGCATTGGTGGCACAACCCGGCAACTGGTGAGCGCCTGGAACGCAACAAGGGCGAGTTGCTGTGCCTCATTCACTCTGAGATTTCGGAGTGCATGGAAGGTGAGCGCAAGGGGCTGATGGACGACAAGCTTCCGCACCGGAAAATGGCCGAGGTAGAGCTTGCCGATACCTTGATCCGCATTTTCGACTATGCCGGCGCATATGGCTACGACCTTGACGGAGCCGTGCAGGAAAAACGCGCTTTCAATGCCTCGCGAGCTGACCACAAGGCAGAAGCTCGCCTCGCCGCAAATGGGAAGAAGTGGTGATGACCCTCCTCCGAGGCCAGAAAGTCGCCTGCATCGACAGCAGCAACTTTGACATTCGCGGGTACGGCGATGAGCAGTACCCCACGCAAGGCGAGGTCTACACGGTGCGGGACATCGTGTCTGACCACTTCGGAGCCGACGGCGTGCTGCTTAAGGAAATCCGCAACGACCGGCTACCCTACATGGTGGGCGGGAAGGTCGTGGATTTCGAGAAGCCGTTCGCTGCCTGGCGGTTCAAGCCGCTGGTTGAAGGCGATCTGACACGGGAAGTTGAGGAGGTGGTTTGATGACGATCGTTCGCTACGAGATTGATTTCGATACCGATACCAAAAACGCCGTGATTCGCACCGAACGAGGCGGTGTGCGGTGGGTGTGGACGCTGCAAAAAGCAGAAATGGAAATTGTTCGCGATACTATCGAGCGGCTGGACCAGCCCTATGGCAACGGGATGCGGCGCGCGCACAACGTTCCAGGGCCGAACGTGTCGCTAAAATTGAACGGAAAGATTGATCGGTGGCAAACCCGCACGCGGCTTGAGGACGCCGCGTGATGGGGTCGGTCCAAAGCGCCTGGGTCGCTGAAGACTTTAGCGAGTGGCACGGCAGCAGAAATCTGCCGCCCAAAATGTTCTCCCGCGGCAATGAGCGCGGAGTCGTCGCGCCACGCCTCCACCTCCCGCTCGTCATCGCCCTCACGGGCCCGGCGGGTTCCGGCAAGTCCACCGCCGCACGTCACCTCGTCAGCACCCATGGCTACACGCTGGTGAAGTTCGCAGGCCCGCTAAAGGCGATGATGCGGATGGTCGGTCTGGCAGACCGGGAGATTGAGGGCGATCTAAAGGAGGAGCCTTCCGCGGTGCTGTGCGGCAAGACTCCTCGTTACGCGATGCAGACACTTGGCACAGAGTGGGGGCGCGACATTATCGGCCCCGACTTTTGGGCCAACGTCTGGTTCGACATCACAGACAACGTGCTCGACCAGGGCGGCCGCGTTGTCTGTGATGATTGCCGGTTCGACAACGAGGCGGAAGCGGCGCGCAAGCTTGGCGGTATGGTTCTAAGCCTACGTGGCCGCGGCGGGATTGATGGTGGCCACGCCTCCGAGGCCGGCGGGGTTAAGGCCGACTTCTCACTTTGCAATGGCAATGAGGGGGAGGGCGGTCTAGCTAGCCAGATAGACGCGCTGCTCCGCGGGTATCAGCTTGGCGCGGCAGCTGCCTAAAACGCGTAGTTAGCCGCCACCCTGGCGACGCTGATGGTCGGGCTAACAGTCGTCTCGGTCGGCAGCGTCGCCACGTCTTCAAACGATACGGTGCCCAGCGAGATGTACAGATATTCGGCGCGAACCGTGATGCCGTTGCCCAGGGCGTAATCAACGCCAGCACCGGCAGCCCAGCCGACGGAGTATCCGGTGCCGCGGGCTTTATAGGTGTAGGCGTCGCTCTGGCTGTTGGTGGTGCATATGCCCATATTGCAAGATGAGCTGGTGAAGCCCATCGCGAAGTCACGCGTCATATCGAGCGAGACGCCTCCGAACGCCAAGCCACCTGTTCCGAAAATTACAAGGTTTGGCATGACGGCATAGCCGAGGCGCGCACGAATCGTGGCGTACCAGTCCAGGCTAGTTTGATATGTGGTGTTGATCGCCTGCCAGCTGCTGGTGCTGTATGATGGTCCCGAATACTGGCTTGAGAAAAGAGCCGTGTCCGTGTTGGTGGCGCCGGCAGAGGCGAGCGAGATATCCGCCTCAATGCCGAACACGAAGCTTCCTACCGACCGGGACACGCCAGCCTGAAAGCCACCTACAGCTCCGAGGCTTGACGAATCGCTGGCTGAGGCGGCCGCCAGGGTGATGCTTCCCCACTGGTTCGCAGGCTTGTCCAGCCCGGAGGATCCGCCGAACCCAGCTCCGACGTTCACGCCGGCATAGAAGCCATTCCATAGGGAGGCTGGGGTTTTCGAAAGCGCCGCACCGAGATCCGACGCATTCGCGCCCGTGGCGGCAAGCATCGCCGCACCCACAACCAAAACCCGCATGATACCCCCCTGACGCATGTGCGCTCTATGGTTGCGCAGGTGATCTGAGGAGTCCAGCGGGGTGCCGCAGAACACATGGTGAACAAGCGCCAAAAACCGTGCACGGATTATGCACGTAATGCAGCGTTTGTTCACGCTTGGTTCGCGTGCTTTACGCGGGCAGTCCCGCGCCGTGGTGGGCGGGAATTGCGCTAAGTCATTGAAAAGACTGGTGCTGCGAGAGAGGATTGAACTCTCGACCTCTCCATTACCAATGGCGAATGCTTATGTTGTACAGCATTAATAAATATACATTTTCTAGCCTGATTTAAAATGTGCACGGATTTTGCACTTGTTGTGTTTTTGAGCCTGGGCGACGCAAAAAAGACCGGGCGCGGGGCCTCGGTCCTTTTGGTTCGGTAGTGCGCGGTGGGTTAGGCTGCTGCGGCGAGCCTCTGGCGGGTCTCTTCGACCGTTAATACCGGGGACGGCATCACGCCTCCTACAGGCGCAAGGTCTGCGCCCTTGATCTCCCATACAGGCAGCCCGCAGCGCAGCGCCGTCTCAACCTCCTTGGCAACGCCAGCTCCGATTCCTCCACACGGGAACCGCAAGAACGCGAGCCCATCGCACGCAGCTACAACCTCTCGGAAATGCTCCATGCCGCGCTTTTTGTATGCGGCTTGGTGGTGCGGCTGGTCAGGGCTCTCGACCTCAAAGCCCCTATTTTTGATCGCCTCCATTGCTGCACGCTGTCTTGGCGTGCCGTAGTCTGAGACGGGGTGTGCTAGGTAGACCAATAAATTCACGCCGCATCCTCCGCGCTGTTGTCGTTGTTGTCGTTGCCGGCCAGTCCGGCGTCCGCTAGCGCGCACAGGAAGTCACACGCGGGCACGATTGCGTTAGTCATCGGGTGGTCGGCCGGTATCTCGTCAATGAACGCGCGCAAACCGTTAATCCGTGTCAGGCGGGCGCCAATCTCGCGCGCGTAGGCCGCCGTCCGTTTAAACTCCGCAGGGAAGTGAAATCGGTACAGCGCCCAGTACCGTGGCGACGTCGCCTTGACGCAGCCGGTGCCAAGGCAGTTGGCGTTTGGGAAGCCCATGCCATAGGAGCGCGGAAGGGCGATTCCAGCTGACAGAACCATTGCCAAGCTGGCGGCCTTGGTTATGCCTGCATCAATCAGAGGCGCGCGAATCTTCAGTTCAAAGTAATTTTTCCGCAGCCTAGTGAAGCGCTCGACATCGTCGGAGTCTGCGGTATAGCCGAACACATGTACGTCGTCGGTCCGCTGGAAAGCCAGACGTGGCGCAACCTTCATTTCGCTTGTACACGGCGCGCCACTAATCCCCGCCATGTATCGGCGCTTTTGCCACACGCTCCAAACGCTGTCGTATTCGTCCGAACGCAACAGGGTGACCGGCCGATTTAGGCGTTTAATTGCGTCGGCTTCAAATCTGTAATTGTCGGGGTCTTCGTTATTGGTTTCGCAGCGGACAAGAATAGCGTCCGGCGTGTCGCGCAGCGCCAACTGAGCAGCAACGAACGAAGCGGCGCCAGTCGACCACCAAATCAGGGTGCGGCTCATGCCTTCTTCCTCTCCAAATCAGTCCTTCGCCCGGTACCCTCTGCCAGCCTGGGCCGCCAAGCCAGCGGGTCAGCCCACCACGCAGCGCCGGCGCCG